CCGCAGGGGAGCAGCAACAATCCTCCATTCTTCTTGAAGCTCACGGGACGCGTTGTCCATGGATCGGAAGCGGGACATAATCTCGCCATCACCAGATCGCATTTCGTACTGCTGGAGAGGAGTATTGGGGTCTTTTTCAAACCGCCAATGGGACTTCCACGGCTGAACTAGCCGCTCTGAGACTCGGCGCTCACGCCGACCAGAGGTCATGTTCCAAACAGCAAGAGAAGGATCCTGGATAAAAGCAGCGGCAATTCGCCGTTGATTTCTCGTATAGACAACATTGTGAGGTCCGAACTGCGGGTCCACTCCCAGTCCTCCGAGCGAGACTGGAAGATAGTAATTCGGATGAAGGAGGGCAAGGTTCGGGTCCATGGTGCGCAGGATACCGCGCATAGCAGCAGGAATAACACTCGCTGCCCCAGGAACCTGAGAACACATTTTGTTTAAGTCTCTCGCAACCCCCATGGGAGTTTTGAGGCTCTCTGAACCGACAGATAAACCTTTTTTAATGTTAACACCCTTAACAATCTTAAGATTGAGGTAACCTCGACGTTCCCACTGTTCACCGTTCAGCTTATAAAGCTGGGAGTTAATTAGTGCGATCGAGGAGGAAAGGTATTGTTTACCAGGAGACGGGATGAAACCCAAATCACCGGAACACTGTAAAAAGATTTTGTATAACTCAACATCCACCGGGGCTAAAAGATCGTCCCCGTTCACCAAAACATTGGTTAGTAGTAAGTCATAAAACTTCTCTCGATTCAAAGGATCGCGAGAGACCCACAAGGCCACCGAGCGGCGCCAGGCAGATAGATTTGCGACGCATAGTAAGGGAAAAGAAAGGGGATGGCCCATTGACTGGCCCTCGGTAAGAGGAGCCGCAACCTCGTCCACCTCCCACTTCTTCCCACCTCTTTTAAAAACTACACGCCCCTCACCATCCACTTTAGGTGGCTTCCACACTCCGCGGAGGCGGCGGAGACTTTCGAAGGCAAGATCAGTGCCAGGCAGACCGGAGTCCTGCACGCCGAGAAGACCGAAAAAAGTCGACTGCCGTGAGAGAGTGTCGGTTGCTGCTTGGTAATCCACGCTCAGAAAGAGAGAGAAGCCCGGGATAACCCGGCTTCGCTGCCACAATTCATTCACTTTTAAAAGGAGGTCATCGTGGAGCATGGTACTCTCAGGACGCCTTTTCCAGGCTCCAAGCATAGATCCTTGGAGAGGTTGCAGCGCGTTCGCTGCGAAACCATCCCCAACACCAATAATGCGAAACTTCCCTGGTTCGGGTAGCGCGATAAAGTTTAACTCGTCGTCATCCGATCGATTAGACCAATACTTGGATGCCTGTAAAAGCGCATTCTTTTCTCGATAAGAATCATAATCAGATATAGAGCGGTGAAGAAGGCAAAAATCGTGCAACTTGCGAAGAGAGCGAGGCACACCATTCCAAATTATTTCATCCCCAGGGATGAAGCGAGAGATACCCGTCGTGGCCGGGGAAGACTCAAGGGCGGTTGAGGAGAAGGGAGGCAAAAGAGCCTTGGTCCCTCCCTCAGCCACCCCGGCTTGAGTACAACCCCGCCCAGTCGGCATGAATTTCGTTTCCTGAGGAGAATCATAAAACACAAGTCTGCTGGTGAGATAGAGTGAGGCAACCGCGCTCGGGACCAAGTCCCGAGTTGGCACGGTTAGTCTCTCTTTGTTTTCTAGCAGAGAAGCTCTCATCTTTAGAGGAGAGAGCTGGGGCCACATCTGTTTACATCCTTTTTGAAGGGAAT